TAGCCGCCGTCACATCGAAAAACGCATCGCACAAAAGCTGCTGGCCGTTCGCTCCCGTACCAACCGCCAAAACCCGCGATAGCGGTGGCGTCTCTTCAATGAACGTCTGTCCCAACACCGGCAACCCTGTAAACCGCTGCGCCAAATGCCACGGGTCGATCGTTCCTGCGGTCGTGCTCCTGAACAGCCCCGTAATCTGACTAGGTAGGAATCTGTACTCTGCCCAGCGCTCTTGGTACCCGAACACGTCGTTGTCCACGCCAATCGCATCGCCTTGCAGATAAATTTCTTTGTTGAGAATCGCCTGTTCTCCCAACATCGCAAACGCCGGAAAGTAAAAGTCATATCGCGTATTGCGGCTCCACATCTTGCGCAAACCCTGCTGATAAGTCAGGTCCGCGCGCACATTCATAATGCCGATTACGTAGCCGTGCTCTGTGAAACTCTGCGTAAAACCATGGCCTTGAGCAAGTCCCGTTCCCATTGCCGCCAAGCTTCCCACCGGCGTCGTACCTCCTGTGACTCCCGTTGCACTAGTCTGCGCGATCGGGTTGATACTAATGGGCGCCGATCCACCTCCCAAGTATTCCGGCCTTTGAAGCCGCGCATCTGGACTAACAACGCCGAAGTGCGCCCGCACAATCTCCGTGTATCTCGTGCCCCCACGTGCATCCCTTTCTAAAAGTTTCTGAATCTGAAATGCTTGCCGAATCTGATTAATCGTCGCCGCTGTCGCCGTCGACAAATCCGCATACAGACCCGTCGTTGTGCTCCCCACCACGCCGAAGTCGAGCGGACCAGTAGAACCCCCAGATGCGACCGGCAAATTCACCGCGCTTGCTGCAGCTGCCGCATTTCTATCCAGTGTCGACATTGCACCCGCACCGTTCGCGCGCAACTGAAATGCGCTTCCAGTTGATCTAACGGTCGCTGTGGTTCCCAGCGGTAAAGTCACTGGCGTGGCGCCTTTCTGCGGCCATGGTAGCGCCCCCGTAAAGTAGTCTTTACGTTTGCCTCTTCGCTGCATCGTGTACGTACCCGGGCTATCCGGTCCGTCTGTCGTGCTCGCTAACGCTCGTAAACATAGGTTCTCGTCTCGGAACCATTCGTTATAAATTAAATTAAACGCTCGCAACGGCAACGCATTGACCGTCACGACCTGTCCAGCGGTAACTTGTCCTATGGTTGGCAAGCCAAAATAATCCATCAAGCCGCCTACGGCGAAGCCATTCAAGCCAGATGTCACCTTCGGGATAACGTAACTGATCGAATCGCCCGGGTTTTCCTGCTCGCCCATAAACTTCTTCCAATTTGCCCATACCAACCGGCACGGTACAAAAAAGAAAAACGTCTCGAAATGCAAATTGTCCATGATCGGAAAGATCGGCGTAGCCAAGCGCACAAACGCCGTCATCTTCACATTGAACGTATCGCCCGGCAAAATTTCTTCGCAAAACATCGGGATCAAGTATCCCGCATCAAACGTCGTTTTTAAAGTTTTCTGCATCTTGAAACTCGATCGCGGAATCTCCGCTCTCGGAATCATCGAAAAGTCGTGTGCGTCCACACTCCGGTTCTTATGCATCATCATGATCATTCTCCTTTGATAACAAGGTCTTTTGCGCGCGCCAAGCTCTGTGGAATACCATCCCCAGGAGTCGTAAATATACCAGTGGAGTCGTCAAAATAACCAACAACAAAAAGCTCATAATCGCTAGGGTGAGCATACACAGGGTTATCATCAGCCTTGCGATTGACTTCATCCTGAAAACTCCTCATTGCCGCACCAATGGCCGGCACAAAGATCGGCCGGCCATATGCCTGCACCGCGCTGTCAAATACTGCAACCACAACTGACTTCGTCATACACTATTCCTTTTTTGGTTAATAATACGTGCTTTCTGCACGGTCTCTTTCACTTTAAGGCGTTCTTCGGTATTGTCCTCAAACGCCGCCTTTGCACGCAATTGCCGTGCATACTCCCATTCATCGACTCGCACGGTTTTATCCGTGCGCCTGTATAACTTATCGTAATACTTCGGTGGAGCTGTCTCCATGCCTCCCCGCATTACCGCTTTGTCGTGGCGGTAGATATCTCCCCGCCCGTATTTCACAAACCACTCATACCCTATGCCCGGCTTCAGGCTGCATTGCATGAACTCGGGCTCACGGCCTCCGTAATGTTGTTCGGCCGCATCGCCTGTTATCTTATCTACTACATATCGAGCTGTATATGCCGCGCTAGCCATCGTCAACGCCTGCACACTCACTCTTCCCTTCCCCCACAATTGCTCTAGGCGTTCACTGGTATAAAACTTCGCTCCACTTCCAGATGTCCCCGCGGCTACTCGGTCTTCAATAAAATCTACGCCAAACAAACAGGCATGATAGTGCGGCCTTAAATTCTCGGGGCCGTATTCTCCACACATAAAAAAACGGACCTTGACTCCCGTCAAGGTCCGTAATCGCTTCATAAACAACTGAAAATCCCGGTACTTCAGACTCCCGTGTACCGGTACATTCTCCTCGTCATACGTAAGTGTGACAAAACAACTCCTTTCATTCGTCTGTGCTTCGTGCATGATACGCACAGACCAATCCCGCGCACGACGCAATCTGCACCCAATGCACTGCCCGCAGGGCAAATCCATTCTTTGTACAATGTCGTTCCTTCGCAGGTTATTCACAAACACCATGCCACCATCCGCACAGCGCCAAGCCGCAATCGGATGGTAGCAGCTCACAACCTCCAACCCCCGCGGTTCGGACCCCGCATATTCAATGCTTTCGTCTTCCCGACATTCCCTCGAAACTGAGCCGCGCTGCGGCCTTTGTTCACGTTCTTTCGAAACATAAAACCTCCTGGTTTGGTCAAATGTGCCTAAAAATGAGGCACTGGAACAGTCTACTACCTTGTCCCCAACTGTTCCAGGTGACAGCCCCGCTGCTCACCTTCAAAACCGCGGGGGGGCCCCTGAACTGTTCCAGGGGCCCCGCCGCTGCTCACCTTCAAAACCGCGGGGGGGCCCCTGGAAGGGGGGGACGCAGTCCCTCTAAGGCTTGGGCTTGGCGGCGGCCGGTTCCGACGCGCCCAAGGCTTTCTCCTGCGTCTCTAGGCTCGCCAGAAGCCGCGCCTTGACTTCGGGCGCCGCGAGGCTCGCCTTCACCAAGATACGTTGGCGCCCGATCTCTGCCATCTTCTTGAGAATCTCGTTGTCTTCCATGTGTACACCTCAAAAAAAAGCCACCCAAGACGGGTGGCTCATCCTACTGCAAAACCTTACGGTTTCGCAATAGGTTCTTTAAGCTTTGCGCTCAATTCGTCCAATGCCATCACTGCCGTACGCACGGGCGCTTCCTTCGGCAGTGTCAACCCCATACGTAGGGCTTCGTCTGCGTTCTTCTCGTCGGCCACAAACTGTAGCAACCGTTGCGGATCGTGTGCAAACCGCTCGCGCAGTTCTGCCGGGAGTTCCATAAAGGCTTCGTCGGCCTTTCGTACTGCGTTCATGGCTTCTTGATAGTCGCTGATGCCTGTGAAATCACCATACTGCGGCACCCGCACATTCTCGGGGAGCTCGCCCGTCAAACCAAACCGCTGCACAAGCGTATTGATGTCCGCTTCTTCCTTAAACTGCTGCTGCGTCATCCCGCCTTCGGGGTCGCATACCAGTCCGGTCTCTTCGCTCACAAGGTCTACGTCGTAGTTATACGCACTGCGCAAAAACACCGGCACGATTTCGCCAAATTCGTCTACTAGTCGTTTCATGATTAGCTCCTTATCGCATTGCGCCACGCGCGGTACTTACACCCCGCAATACATTCATTAAGGTATTTAGCGCAGGGTTTGTTTCACCCATGCGCTTTTCCCAGTCTGCCATATTCTTTGAGCGAGGAATGTCCAACTCGCTCAAACTGGCCTCCGCCTTGCGCCGTCTTACATCGGCTTCCCAGCCGGTGCCTTTCAGCTCTTGGTCGTTTTTCTCGGCTCTGTACTTCATTTGCTTCGCGCTTGAGTCATACCGCGCGCCCAGGACTTCTTCGCTCGTCCTTGATGCAAGCTCCTTGAGGTTCTTTTCGCTCGCCGTTGTTTGCGCAATATTTGCGGCCTGCTGGGCGGTGTTCATTTCGCGATCCATCGTTTCCGAGCGGATCTTGTCCACCATTGCTTCCGTTTGTATGTTGTTCCATTCGCCGGTTTTAATCTGCTGAATGCCTTGCAGGATTCCCATTACCGCTTGTGCGCTGCTTTGCATTGTCTGCGCACTCAACTCTGGCTGCATGACTGCCTGACTCGACCCCGCCGATTGCGCACCACCCTGCGAATAGGCGAGCATGGGATTCAACCCAGCCGCTTGCATGTCCAAAACGCCGCGCTGGTAACTCGTAGCCGTTTGGTTTGCGCCAAACTCGCGCTGCAGCCTTGCTTGCTCCGCATTGGCCTTGTTCGCCTTTCTGCTGGTCGTAATGGTCGCCTCGGTCGTTCGCTCGACGGATAACTGCGATTACTACATCCAGCATCCACCATCACCCGAGCATCCTGGTGGATGGGGTGAGTGCATGTACAATCCGACGCTTCCGCCACCTACAACAGATGT